TCAGCGCCAGGCGGGATCGAGATCGACACCGATCGTGTCATCCGCGCCGACCAGCTTGACGAAGAGTCCTTCATGCGAGACGAGCTTGAGGTTCACTTCAACGAGCCGGGCAACGAGAACGAGCCCAGCTTCGTCGAGGTCAACGTCAACGGCGACTACCGCATGGTGGTCCGAGGCGACACCGCCAAGCTGCGCAGGTATCACATTGCTGTACTGGCCAATGCCAAGCAGTCGCGTGTGCGCCAGCGCAAGATCGTCAATCAGGACGGCAGCATGGGCTTCCAAGAGGAGAACGTGCTGTCATTGACCTACCCCTTCCAGGTCATGCACGACCCGAACCCTCGGATGGGTGTGCCCTGGCTCAAGAAGCTGTTGTCGCAGCCGGTCTGATAGATGAACTACCTGCAGCTCGCGCAACGTCTGGCCGTCGAGTGCGGTGTCGCCGGTGGCGGCCCCGCCTCTGTTCTGGGTCAGACAGGCATGTACCAGAAGCTCGTGAACTGGACCAACGACGCATGGGTCGAGATTCAGGGCATGCACGACAACTGGAACTGGATGCGCGAGCCGTTCACGTTTGAGACAGTCGCCAGCACTGGTGACTATCTGCCGGCGACTGTTACGAACACAGTCACCAGCACGCTGATGACCGACCTTCGGTATTGGTGGAAGGACACCTTCCGCTGCCAGAAGAAGAGCATCGGGGTGCAGGACGAGCAGTGGCTGGTGGAATGGGAGTACCAGGTCTTCCGCAACACCTACCGCTTCAACGTGCAGGTCAACGGCCGGCCCGTGGTTTTTGCGATCAAGCCCAACGGCAAGGCCGTCATGCTGGGCCAGATCCCCGACGACGTGTACTTGATCAGCGGTGAGTACCAGGTTCTGCCGACGTCAATGACTGCGGACGCTGATGTGCCTGCCATGCCTGAGCACCTGCACCTGGCCATCGTCTACAAGGCGATGCAGTTCTACGGCCTGTTCGAGGCTGCGCCCGAGGTGCTGAGCAAGGGCAACACCGAGTTCAGCCGGCTGATGAATCAGCTTGAGCGAGAGCAGCTCCCTGAGCTGTATCTGGGGAACCCGCTGGCTTAAGTCGCAACATGCAACAGGCTCAGCTTCCCAAGGTCCAGTACGAGCTCATCACCCTTGGTGGCGGCCTTGACCTGGTCACGCCATTGTTGTCGCTGCCACCCGGCGTGGCGCGCACTGCGGTCAACTTCGAGTGCTCCATCACCGGCGGCTACACGCGCATCGCCGGCTACGAGCGGTTCGACGGCAGGCCCAGCCCATCGGACGCGATCTACAGCACCCTGACCGCCGCCATCACTGGCTCTATTGCGGCTGGCAACACCATCACCGGCGCCACCTCTGGCGCGACTGGTGTCGTGTTCCTGGTCAGCGGATCGACCGTCGCCTACACCAAAGCCACCGGCACGTTCACGGCCGGCGAGACGATCAACGTCGGGGGTGTTGGCCAGGGCACTGTGACTGCGCTGGGGCCTGCCACGCCGCTGACATCGCAGCAGTCGGCGCAGTACTTGAACCTTGCGGCCGACGTCTACCGGGCCGACATTGGCGCGGTGCCAGGCTCGGGCCCGATCCGTGGCGTGGCCTACTACAGCGGCGTGGTGTATGCCTGGCGTGACAACGCCGGCGGCACTGCGCTGGCCATGTACAAGTCCTCTGTGTCTGGGTGGACGGCCGTGCCCTACGGCTTCGAGATGTCGTTCATCAATGGCACGATCGCCCTGGTCGACGGCAACACGATCACCGGGCAGACCAGTGGCGCAACGGCCACCATCAAGCGAGTGGTGCTCGAGTCGGGATCCTGGTCCGGCAACGACGCCGCAGGCCGGCTGATCTTTGCCTCGGTCACCGGCACGTTCCAGGCCGGCGAAAACCTTCGGATAGGGTCTACCACCCACGCGCACGCGGGCGGGGCTCAGACGGCCATTACGGCCCTGCCCAATGGACGTGTGGAGACGGTGGTGGCCAACTTTGGTGGCAACGTCAACACGACCAGGCTGTACGGCTGCGACGGCGTCAACAGGGCCTTCGAGTTCGACTTCGTGCAGCAGGTCTATGTGCCGATCAGCACCGGCATGGCGGACGACAGGCCGAACCACATCGCGTTTCACAAGAGCCACTTGTTCCTTAGCTTTGGCAGCTCGGTGCAGCACTCGGCCATCGGCGACCCGTATGTGTGGAGTCCGATCTTTGGCGCTGGCGAGATCGCTCTGATCGACAGCGTGACGTCGTTCCTCGTGTTGCCTGGCGACCAGTCAACGGGCGCCATGGCGATCTACGCCGATGACAACACCTTCATGCTGTACGGCACGAGCTCCGCCGACTGGAACCTGGTGTCCTACAACGTGGGCACAGGGGCCAAGCCGTACAGCGCACAGAACCTGGTGTCGAGCTTTGCGTTCGACGACCGGGGGATCATGAACCTGAAGACGACGCTGAACTACGGCAACTTCGATGCCTCGGCCCTGACGCTGAACATCCGCCCGTTCGTGCAGCAGCGCCGCAACAAGGTGACCGCCTCGGGCGTGAACCGGGAGAAGTCGCAGTACCGCGTCTTCTTCAGCGACGGGTCCGGCATCTACGCGACCCTGTTCAACGGCAAGTACATGGGCTCGATGCCTGTGGAGTTCCCTGACGCCGTGACCTGCATGTGCGACGGGGAAGACCCTGATGGATCCGAGACGGCGTTCTTTGGATCAACCGACGGGCGCGTGTACCGGCTGGACGTGGGCACCTCGTTCGATGGTGACGAGATCGGCGCGTCGATCATCCTGACCTACGCTTTTGCAAAGTCCCCGCGGATTCTCAAGCGCTGGCGCCGAGCATCTCTCGAGGTCGACGGCACTGCCTACGCTGAGTTCTCGTTCAACTACTCCCTGGCCTACGCCTCGACGCAGGTGCCGCAGGGCCTGCAGGAGTCCTACTCGACGAACCTGGCGGCGAGCTTCTGGGACAACGTCAACTGGGACAGTTTCGTTTGGGACGGCCGCACGCTTGCGCCGTCTGAGGTCGAGGTGGTTGGCACGGGCGAGAACATCGCCGTGCAGATCGCGTGTAGCTCGGACTACTACGCGCCGTTCACGATCAACTCGATCATTCTTCACTACAGCATGCGCAGAGGACTTCGATGAGATCAGCGCGGAAGTCTCGTCCTGACCTCGGCTTGTACTGGTGCGGTGCGTGCTCGCAGCTACTTGAGAAGGAGAACTTCTACGTCATCCCTTCTCGCAGCACTGGACTGTCCAACAGATGCAAACCATGCGGCGTCAAGCTGTCGCGCAAGTGGAACATTGAGAACCAAGAGAGATCCGCTGTCAGCAAAGCAAAGCATGCCTCAAGCGAAACCGGAAAAGCATCATCGGCGGCGTGGAGAGCAAGAAACAGAAAAGAGCTGAACGACTACATGTCTGTGTGGCGCTCCGCAAACCCTCGCCGCACTCAGTCGAAGTCTGTTCCCCTCTGGGCCAACAAGCAGGCTATTGCGCGCATTTACGCCGAAGCTCGACTGCTCACCACCCTGACGGGGGTGCAACATCATGTCGATCACATCATCCCGCTTCGCGGAAAAAACGTCGCTGGACTCCATGTAGAAAATAATCTGCGAATAACCACTGCGGCGGAAAACCTTCGCAAACAGAACAGATTTGAGGATTCAACGCTATGAACCCGTACTACAACGGCGGAGCATTCCCCGCGACCGGCGCGCCGGCAACTTCGGCCTCCATGCGGGCCGAGCTTGCTTCGATCTCGACTGGTTTCGACAAGCTGCCGACTCTGTCGGGCAATGCGACCAAGCTCGTCACGGTCAACTCCTCTGGCACGGCGCTGGAGGCCGTCAGCGTGCTGCCACCGCTGACCATCACCGACACGAACCTGGTGGTGGAAGACAACGCCGACAGCACACGCAAGTTCCGATTTGAGGCCAGCGGCATCACTGCCGGCGCGACCCGCGTGCTGACGGTGCCCGATGCGAACATGACCATTGCGGGTCTTGATGTTGCGCAGACGCTGACCAACAAGACCATCAGCGGATCGTCGAACACGCTGAGCAACATCGGCAACGCCAGCCTAACCAACAGCTCGCTGACGGTGGGCTCTACCAGCATCAGCCTGGGTGCCACGGCCACGACGCTGGCCGGCCTGACCTCGGTGACGTCGACGTCGTTCGTCGGCGCCCTGACGGGCAACGCCGACACCGTCACCAATGGCGTCTACACGATTGGCAGTTACGCGAACCCGGCGTGGATCACGTCCTTGGCAGAGACCAAGGTTCTGCCGTCACAGACCGGCAACGCTGGCAAGTTCCTGACGACCAACGGCACCAGCAGCTCCTGGGGTCCGATCATTGTGCAGACGGCCACGCCGTGGCTGACGGCGGTTGGCGGCAGCGCAGCTACCACCACCACGGGCATCCGCAACACCGCTTTCGGCTTCGAGGCCCTGAGGGCCAACACCACCGGCGCCAACAACACTGCGGTGGGCTACAGGGCACTGGACAGCGCCACAAGCAGCAGCAACGTCGCCGTGGGCGTCCAGGCCGGCGACAACGTCACTACGGGCGGGAGCAACGTCTACATCGGCGTGACCGCCGGCACGGACAACGCCAGCGGTGCGAACAACGTGGCCATTGGCACGTCTGCCCTGCTGACCACCACCGGCAGCAGCAACAACGCTGCGGTGGGCTACTACGCACTGGCGGCGGTGACCTCGGGAGCCAACAACACTGCCCTCGGCTACCAGGCCGGGTACAGCGGCACCAACGACCTGACGACCGGGTCGAACAACATCATCATCGGCTACAACGCTGCAGCGTCTGCGGCCGGCGTGAGCAACGAGATCACGATCGGCAACAGCTCCAACACGTCACTGCGCCTGCCTGGCTTGGGCATTTCGACGACGGCTGCGAGCCTCACCGCCAACGGCGTGACCTATCTCAACGGCAGCAAGGTGCTGACGAGCGGGAGTGCGCTGACGTTTAACGGCAGCAACACCTTAACTTTTGATGGTGGAAGCGCAAGTTACCTTATTGGGCCAACTGGCGAGATGCTGATTGGCGAAGATGGTTCCGGCTTATATATTGGAAACGGCGCTGGTGGCCTTCCAGCAATTCCTATTTTTTTTGGTTCTTCTGCTACGACTTTTCAAAGGTGGTTTGCTGGCGGCTCCGAACAAATGCGCCTGACCTCCACAGGTCTGGGGATTGGGACGAGTTCGCCAACCAACAGATTGTCGGTAGTCGCAGCCAATGCAAAACAAAACATCACTTCAAGCACAGGCACAAATGAAGTAGTGTTGTTCTTGCAAAACACTGGAGGCGATCTTTATATAGGTCGTGAAAATTCAGCGGGTACGTATTTTTCAGCGCCAGCCTATTCAGCAAATTTATTTTCTGGTGGCGCTTACCCAATGCTGTTTTGGACAAACAGCACCGAACGCATGCGTCTCGACTCCTCCGGCAACCTCGGCCTGGGGGTGACGCCGAGTGCGTGGAGCACTGCGGCATCGCGCAGAGCAATTCAAATAGGCTACCTCGGGGGCGGTGCGCTGTTTACCAACGCTACTGGGAGCACTAGCTCGGCGCTTGTTCATGGTGCTTACGACAACGGCACCAACTGGATTTACGCAGCAAGCTCCGTCGGCGCTGCTAGATACGAAATGACCGGCGCAAATGCCGGTAGCGCTCACGCTTGGTATGTGTCAGCAGGCGGCACCGCAGGCAACGCGATCAGCTTCACGCAGGC